GGCTGTCGCGCATGATGTTCGGTAAGCCGTTGCCGGTGATCGTCGACTCGTCCTCTTCGAAGATGAAGTGGTGGTACGTGTGCACCTTGCGCTCGGGCACCAGCTCCCGCCACGGGTTCACGTCGGCCTTGATCACGGCGCCGTCGACCATCCACACGACCGCCTCCACCTGCTCGCCGGGGCGGGCCTTGACCTCGTGCCCGGCCGCCAACAGGTCCGCAGCGTCCAGGTATCCGTCCCAAACGATCGCCTCGTATTTGCGGCCGTTCTGGTCGTTCACGTTCGCGTGCCCGCCAAGCGCGCGCATCTCCGACTCGTACGTGCGCTGGCGGTAGTTGCCCTGGGTGTTCTTCAGCACGTCCATGATCACGTCGCCGAAGAAGTCGTCCCGGTCCGCCAGCTCGCGCAGCTGGTGCTTGGCGAACACGTGGCGCTGGAACTGCCCATCCATCTGGTGCAGGTACTTCGCGCTCATGTCCGGGTAGTAGTCCCAGATCGACACGTGCTCATACTGCGGCCGGAGCACCTCCACCGACTGCGGCCGGATCACGCCGGTGAGCGGGTCCCGCTCCCACGTGCGCTGCGTCTGGGTCCGCACGAACGGCCCCCGGAGCACGCCCATGCCGTACACGATCCCGCTCATGAGCACGCGCCGGCACAAGCTCACGTAGTCGAGCTGCCGGCTGCCGCCGATGTCCACCAGCTGGTCTTCGATCTCCCGCTCCAGGTTGCGCGAGCGCTCCCGCGCGAACTCCATGATCGCCATCTCGATGAGCTTGTCATCCAGGGGCTGCTCCGGGTTGGCGTTCAGCTGGAGCGTGGAGAGCACCGCGGCGAGGTCTTCCTCGGCCAGATTCGGCACGGGGGAGGGGTTCAGCGTCCAGTTCTTCTCCGAGGTCGGGAACAGGAGGTGCATCAGGCGCGAGAGCATCGACACGCACTTCACCCGGGTGAGCTTCGGGTACGCGTGTGAGCGATCCTTCGCGATCCGCTGCTCGACATCCGGGTCGTAGCGCCCCAGGAACTGCCGCAAGTTCTTCATCCACTGCAGCTCCATCTGCCGGCGATCGCGCTCGTACTGCGTGAACTGCGCCTGCAGGCGCGAGCCGGCGCCCTTGAGCTTGTCGTGGTCGGGCTTGCGCGGCGCGGGCGCGGCGGGGGTTGCGGGCAGATTCATGCGGCACCTCTGTGCGGAGTAAGGCAGGCGAAGCCAGGGATATTACCGCGCATGGTACGCGCCTGCGTGCGTCTGCGGCAGCGCCGCGCGGCGCTGCTTGTCCGAGGCGTACCTCGGGTCCGTGTTCGCGAACCACTTGCACAGGTAGCCGAACGCGTCCGCGGGGTGGCTGTACTTGTTCTTGTCCGGCTCGGGCGCGGTGTCCTCCGTGTCGCCCTTGCGCCGCTTGTACCGCCAGCCGGTCGCCAGGGCGCGGATCAGCGTGCGGCAGCTCGGGTCGATAACCAGCGCCGGGCCGGCGGGCGTGATCCGGGTCGAGAAAAACTCGATCGCCTGCACCCGGGTCTCGAGTCGGTTGTTCATGTCGGGGAACCGCACGATGAACTTGTGCTTCTGCTTGAGCACGTCCACCACGCTGCGCTCGTCGCTATCCTTGCCCGAGTTCGCCGCCGGATCCGGAGAGATGAAGAACTCCTGCGCGTCCGGATACCGCAGGCGCAGGTGCGGGCGCAGCCGCTCGCTGCACAGCCGATCAGCCCCGTATCCGGCCTGGACCAGCTCGGAGAGCACCCGCAGGCGGCCATCGTGGTCCATCTGCCCGAAAATCAGCGCACTGCCGCCCAGCCCCGGGTCGAACCCCGCCACCAACGGCAGCCGCGGGTTGAACAGCAGCGGCGTCTTGTTCACATGAATCTGTGGCTGGAACGTCTTCAGTACCGGGGTGCCGTCCAGGCTGTACCCCCACTCGACCTCGATGAACTGCTTCACCCAGTGGTCTGACTTCCCATCCGCCAGCGAGGTGTAGTACCGCGTGCCGCCGGGCAGGTTCTCCACGTTCTCCGCGTACGCCGAGAACCCGCTGGGCTGCTTGAAGTAGCGCCAGTTCGTCGGCATGGCGCCCGGCTCCTCGAGCTTGTCATGCCACCAGCTGTCCTCGTTGCCCGGGTTGCTCGCGCCCCACATGCCCCAGTTCGTCGCGCCGCCATCCATCGCCGGCGGGTAGCGCCCGCAGCGGGCCGAGAGCGCCTCGACGATCGCCTTGTCGATCTGCACGAACTCGTCGAGGATCGCGAACGTCACCTCCAGCGAGAGCACGCGCTGCACGTCATCCGGCGTGTCCAGCGGGCGGAACAACACCTCGCACTCCACGTCGTTGAACCGGAGCACGAATTTCGAGTCCTGCGCCCGCCACGACCCCGCCTGCCCGTCCTTGAACCAGTAGTTCCAGCTGGTGATGGTCGTGTCGCGCAGCTGCGGCATCGTGTTTCGGACGATCACCGCCCGGCTGCGGCGCACGCCGTCACGCGGGCTCGGCGTCTGGAGCGCAGCCATGTACGCGAGCTTGAAGAAGATGCCCGTGGTCTTCCCGGATCCGACCGGGCCAAGTATCCAGTTGAAGAACAGCTCGCCGGGCGTGTAGTCGCGGATGAAGCCCCGGACGGTTGCCGGCGGGGTGTAGCTGACTAGGTGGTTGCTCATCGGGTCACAGGTTGATCTGGATGGCGAAGGTCGGGGCGTCGGTCTTCGTGCCCGGCTTCGGCATGCGGTCAGCGGCCCCCACGATGTTCTCGGAGGCCTTGAGGCGCACCGCGGGGGGCACGTCCGTGTCGTTCATGAGCTTGTACTGCACATCCAGGGCTTGGTCGGCCATCAGCCGCGCCTTGAGCGTGAACAGCCCGCCCTCCTTCTGCCGCGTCGCCATGGCTGCGTCGTACTCAGCCTTGAAGATCGGATTCTCGACGAGGGCTTCCAGGTCGTCCCTGGTCACCCCGTAGGCGTCGCAAATCTCCCGCACGCTACTGAGCCCCATCGCCAGCTCGGTGGCCAGCCCTGGGGGAAACCCGAGGTCCGTGGGGTTCTCGGGGCGGACGGGAACCAGCTGCTTGCTCGGCAGCTTGGTCGTGGTGGGCAGTTTGGCCATGGCGGACTCCTTACCGCGGGCTCTCCGCGCGGGCGCGGTTGCGCTCCTTGAGCTTGTCGAGATACCGGCGGCGGGCGGCACGGGCGGCTTCGGGGTTGGCCTTTCGGTACGCCTGCTGCTTGCCGTACGCACACTTGCGGCAATAGTACGACAGCCCATCGGGGGTCTGCATGTTCTTGCCGAACTCGGCGATCGGGAGGGTCTGTTCGCAGCAGGAGCAGCGTTTGGTCTTGGTGGTCATCAGCGGCCCCACGGGCGTATCGGATGGGCGCAGTGTACACAAGCGCGAAAAGAGGTACAAGCCAAGATTTTTGCGCGGAAAAATTTTATGGGTACAAGGCATGCAAGTCTTAAAAAGTTGCCTGACGTTGGGACGGTATGGAGAAAGACCCCCCTCCCCCTCCGCGCCTGTTTCCCCCCTCCCCGGGGGGTCCGCGGAAAAAAGAATTCTTTCCCTAGCTTAACTTGCATCCCCGTGGAATATCCGTACAGTCTGGATTGTGGGCAGCAAGGGGCTGCCTCTCACTCAGGAGCTACACCATGCACACCATGCGCAACATCTGCATCACCACGCCCAGCCTGCGTGACCGACTGGCTGCCTCGAACGTGTTCGCCTTCGGCACTCGCAAGGCGTTCGACATCGAGGTGCGCCGCCTCCGCCGGCTCGGCATGTCGGCTGACCGCGCGTTCCGCGTCGCCGCCCTGCGCTTCTTCCGGCGGGTGGTCGAATGAAGCCGCGGGCCGAAGTGAAGAACCTGCTGCGCCCGGAAGGGCGCGGCTACATCCGGGCCGCGCTGTGCGGCCTGATCCTGGCAGCGCTGGCCGCTGCCTTCGTGTGACCTTCGGGGGCTTCGGCCCCCACTTCCTTGGGAGATCCGCCATGAACGACAACATGAACGTCCTGGCTGCCTACGAGTGGGCTGCCAACCACACCGCCGCGATGTCTGCGGCCGGCGTCAACACCCGCACCGCGAGGTTCAGCAGCATCCTCGACGTGATGTGCCGGCAGCGCTTCGGCATCTACCCGCCGGCGCGGCCTATCGAGCGCTGGAAGGACGGCCCGACCGAGCACGTGCTGCTCGGCAAGCAGGGGGCCCGGGGGGAGTTCCACCTTCTCTCGACGGTGCACGGCTGCTCGATGACGCCACGCAACGCAAGGGCGTGCTGGACCTTGTTCGGTGAGCGCACGCCGCGGCGCATCCAGCGCAAGGCGGCTCGAGTGCAGGCCAAGATCGCAGCGGCGCCGTTCCTGCTGTGATGGACGGGGGGCTTCGGCCCCCTGTTCTTTTTGCCCCTGTTCTCCCGCGTGACCGTAGTAGATCGCCGTAGCCCGCGCGCCCTGGGTCACTGAGTGACTTAGGCCACTAACTTGCACACGCGCGGAAAACCCGGATAGTTTGGGTTGTGGCGGCAATCCTGCTCCACGCACTTACATACGAGGTTTCATCATGAACGAGAACACTTCCAAGCTGGTCGCCGCGGTCGTTTCCGATATCGTCGGTGCAGGCGAGCACTCCCACAAGTCCGCCACGCTCGGCGCGCAGCTGAGTCGGCACGTATCGGAACTCTTCGCTGCGGTGAATGGTTCCGATGTGGGCTTCGTCGAAGTCTTCGGCAATGGTCGGCCCAGCAAGGCTGCGGATTTCATCCCCGGCACCTTGGCAGCAGGCGTCAAGGCGAAGACCGACCGCATGAAGGATGCGGAGCGCGTGAAGTCCATTCTCCACGTGCTCAAGCAGCGCCTATACGAGGCCCGTGCGCTTCGCAAGGCAGGCGGCATGCCCGCCAAGGATGAATCGGTGCAGGCTGCGCTCAAGCGCTACAAAGCGCCCAAGGCTGCCACGCCTGCGGCCGAGCCCGCCAAGCCTGCCGAACCGGTCGGCGCGGTTATCATCCCGGCCGATGCGAGCATGGATCAGGTCGCGGAGGCCTTGTCGGTGTGGGTCGCCAAGCATGGCGCGGCTGCTACCGGCCTCGCAACGAAGTTGAAAGATTTCCTGCCGATTAGCGTCACCCGCGGCAAGAAAGCCGCGTAACCAACCAAGCCCGCTTCGGCGGGCTTTT